TCAGGACGTGGCCGGGGGCGAGGTGTTCGCCACCTATGAAAACGCCGTGGTGCGCACCGTGGGCAACGCGGTGGAGGCAACCATCCGCACCGGTGTGCACGAAGCAGGGAGCTTCGCGCAGCAGATGATCTACCAGTACGAAACCGATCCCGCCTGGCTCGGGCCTGATGGGCTGGTGTGGACCGCGATCCTGGATTCCCGGGTCTGCCCCGTGTGCCTGAGCCTCGACGGCACGCGGTACCAACTGGGCACGCCGGCTCCTTATTTCGACGGGGAGAACAAGACGAGCCCCCACCCCCAGTGCCGCTGCTACCTGCTGCCCTGGAAGTGGCGCAACGACACAGAGGGAGGGAAGCCGCTCAACAGGGAGGCGACCGGGGACAAAGGGGCTGAAGCGCTTTCGTTCCGTGCTGCGGCGTCGCGGTGGGTGCGGGACAACCCCGAGACGGCTCGGAGCATCTTCGGCAAAACGCTGGGGCAGCGGCTGATCGACGGCAAGATCGGCTTTGATCAGGCGGTTAAGCTGTGGTCAGCCAAGGGTTAGCGCCATGACCGTAACCGTTATCGCCACGCCTGGCGCAGCCAACGCGAACAGCTACCTCAGCGTGGCTGCAGCCGATGACCTGGCAGACGACTACCTCGGCCCACTGAATTGGACGGCAGCAACCACGGACAACAAGGGGAGGGCGTTGATCATGGCAGCCATGTATCTCGATCAGCTGGAGTCGATCGGCAGCCGTGCCACCACCACCCAGGCCCGCGCTTGGCCGCGCATTGGCGCCGCGTGCGGGGAATGGTCGTTTGCGGCTGACGAAATCCCATCGCCTGTCAAGCGGGCAAACTTCGACCTGGCAGAGGCCTTGCTGGGGGCTCCCGCCCTACTCAGAGGCCAAGGGGCCGGCAATGCGGAGCTGATCCCGGGGATCCCCAATGCCAGCCTGCGGTCGGCGCGGGTGGATGTGATCTCACTGGAGTTCAGGGATGGAGCTGTGCCCAACAACCAGAACGCGCTGAATGTGCTGCCAGGGCTGCGGCAGACCCTGGGATGCCTCTGCCTGAGCCTCCCTATCGGTGGATCGCGTAGCATCCGGGTAGTTCGATCGTAAATCGTGCCAGCCGTGGCTGAACAGCAGCTGAATCTGTTCGGCCCGGCTGACGAAAAGCCGGCTACCAGGAATCACCTGGCAACGCCTCTCACGCGGGAAGAGTCGCGAAGGATTGGCAAGATGTACGCGGAAAATATCAGGTTGGTCGGGAAGTTTCAGGCCAAGATGCGAGACAAATACGGCAAATGTTTGCCATCGGAAGATATAAACAGCGCTGTTGATATTGCATTCATCAAAGCAGCGAGGATATGGAATCCAGAGCGGGGAGCATTCAGCACGATCCTTGGACACTTCGCTGCTGGCGAGGTACGCCACGCAATCAAGGCGGCCGGAAACTGGGGCGTTGCCGCCACCCAACGCGCACGCCTGGCGGGGATGCAAGCCCGCCGGATGCTGGAGGCCGGCATGGCCGCAGCCGATGTGTGCCGCGAGATGGCGATCACCGAGGACGACCTACTGGACGTTCTGCGGGCCACCACCGGCCTAGCGCATGACGTCCAGGGCTTCGAGCTGCACCTGTGCCCCCGGCCAACACCGTGGGAGCTGCTGGAGGGCGGCGAGGCAAACTAGGGAAACAACGCATGATGGACCATGGCTACCGGGGTTTACAAAGCAGCGCTTGACATTGGGCTGTTTCTCGGGCTGGGAACCACCGCAAGCAGCATTCCTACTAGCAAGACCGGATTAACCGAGATTCTCAGCCTGTCCGATGCCAGCATCTCTACCACATCGGAGCAGCAAAAAGGATCGGATTACAAAACACCTTTCGGGTACAGCCAACAGCTGGTAACCGATAAAACATGGACCATGCCGGCACAGTTCAACCTTGACGTAACGAGCGACGGTTACGCATTGCTCAAGCGTGCCGAAAATGGGGCGCCTAGTGGTATTACCGTGCAAATGTGGCGAGAGCTTCCATTGTTTGGCAGCACCCATAAAAATCCGCAAGTTGAGGCCGCTGTTGCATTTGTCGCAAACTACAACGAAGCACTAGCTCGGGGCGGCATTATGGCAATAACTTTCAACTTCGTAAATTACAGCCAGTTGCTAACTTACCAGCAAGGCAATCCCATTGCAACGCTGACCATCACCACTCCTGGCGCGGGCCTAAGCGCTGGCACCGCCGTGTCCCTGGTGCCCGTGACGCCAGGCCCCGGCAACATGTCGGGACTGGGTGCCACCGCGACGATCACCGTGAATGGCAGCGGCGTGATTCAAACCGCCACGATCGTGGCCGGAGGCCAGAACTTCAGGGTGGGCGACACCTTGACGATCACCGATCCCGCCGTGGTCGGCGCCGGCGACACCGCCCCGCTGTTCACCGTGGCGACGGTGGCCTAAAGCCCCCCGGCCTGGCTCAGCCGCTGCCACTGCTCGGCGAAGAACTGGGCGAGCGGGTGCTTGTCGAGCGCTGGCTTGATCCAGTTCCGGCCTGGCAGCGCTCGGCCGCTGGCGGTGATCCGGTCTTCGAGGATGGACCTGGCGTAGTGGAACCCATCCTCGCTGACCGGATCCCAGGTAAATGTGATCGTTGACCCTCGCGGGTTGTCCTGGCGCCGCTGCGAGTTCAGGAAGTCACCGGAATCGACGATGTTGCGCGGGCTGGAGGCGATGGTGTAAGGCAAGCCGCCTTGCGCTTTCAGGACCTTATTCTGCTGGCGAAACGTCTTGGCTTTGTTGAACTTGCCGTAGCGGTAGGTTATCCCTGGCCATGGATATTGAATCGCCTTGATTTCTTCCTTCAGTTGCGGGCCGATTACATCGCCGTACTTCGCCATGATTATCGGCACACGCAACAGTAGCCGGCTGGATGTAAACCCGGTTAGCTTTAGATCAACAGTAATCCTAGCCATCGACGTACACCGCGAGTCGGATGCGGTCACCGATAACGCTCTGCATGATGCCGCCGATCAGCCCTGTGGAGCCGTAGGGGTGGCGCTCCTGCAATACCTCACATCTGGCGGGCGACTTGCCGCTGAACGTCAACAGCCCCCTCACGCCGGCCTGGATCCTGGCGTCCAGGGCCTGAGGGTTCACCGCGTAGCCGTCGTAGGTAAGCCGGTCAGTGTCCACGCCGGGGAAGCCGGACCCGCTGCGGCCACCCTCGCGCAGGAACAACGACACGGTGATCTGCTCGGTGTTGGGGACGATGTTGCCGGTTGCTGGATCCTCAATGGTGCCGACGTCCACAACATCGAATGTCGCCGTGGCGTTGACCTGGCCTAAAAGTGCGCTGCTCATGGTCTAGTTTGCCGCCTGAGGCAACCTAGGGGAAGGCAGGGACGGCATGACAGAAAATCTAGGTGATGCGCTGCTGGTCGTCCGCGCCGACACCACGCAGCTGGACGCGGGCTTTAGGCACGCCGAGGAGCGGGCTCGCCAGGCTGGGGCAGCCGCTCGGGATGCGTTCCAAGCGCCAGCGAACAGCATCGCGGCATTGCAGGCAAGGCTTGCCGAACTGCGCCAGGCCTTCAACGTCGCAGAGATCGGATCAGCCGAGTTCAACAAGCTGCGAAATCAAATCCTGGGGGTTGAGGCAGCGCTGAAAACGGCAGGGGTGGCAGGGAATAGTCTCGCAACGCTTAACGCCAAGCTGCAAGGCCTACAGCAGGCCCTGCAAGCGGTTGAAATTGGCAGCCAAGCATTCCGCAACATCGACGCGGAAATCAGGAGCATTCAGCAGCAGCTTGCAACGGTCGGCGCATCCGCCAACAGCCTTACGGCGCTGAATGCCAGGCTGCAGGAACTGCAGCAAGCCCTGCAGCGGGTTGACGTTGGCTCCCAGGCGTTCCGCGACCTGCAACGCGAGATCCAGCGCACAGAGCGAACCCTGGCGACCGTCGGCGCGGCCGGCAACAGCATCACAGGGCTGAGCGCCAAGTTGGCCGGCCTGCAGCAGTCATTCCGATCGGTCGAGATCGGCTCGCAGGAGTTCCGCAAGCTCCAGCGCGAGATTCAGCGCACAGAGCGAGAGCTGGCCCGCGTCGATCAGACCCTGACGGGCCGGCTAGCCAGGGGTGCCCGTGGGTTCGGCGCAGAGGCCCTACTGGCCCTCGGGGCACGTGGTGCTGCCGCCACTGCGCCGGTGCTCGCCGCTGGCATGTTCCTGAAAAGCTCCATCGATCAGGCTGTTCAGCTGGAGACCGTCACCCGCAAGCTCACGGTGACCCTGGGCCCCCAGGGTGCCGC